TGTCTCAGTTCAACCGACAGACCAGCGCCAACAGAGCAGAGCGGCCAATCAGTCAGGGCTTGATGGGTGGCAGCGCCATTGAGAATGACTCACACCAAGTACTGCTGTTCGATCACAGCCGCTTCACGCGGAGTGGGAATCTTGCGGACACTTGGTTGATCGTGGATAAGAACCGCATCGGTGGGGCGACAGACATCCCCGTGCAATGGGACTTTCGTACCCTACGATTGACACAGCGGGTGGCTAGTATCAAGGAGCAGGAAGAGAAGCATGGCCCGATGATCCCTAAGTGGAGGGAGAGGAATTGATCCTGACATTCATCATCCCGTGGGTCGCCCTCTGCTCTGACAACCGCAAGTTCAAGTACCGCTACATCCTGTCCGATCAGTACCGTGAAGCGAAGGTGTTGATCGGAGCTATCGCCAAAGCTGCTGCCAAAAAAAACAACTGGGTTATCCCGACGTGCGACGTGGGATTGCACGTTGTTGTTCGTGAGCCTGACAAACGACGACGTGATCTCAACTTCAGCAAGTGTGCCAAGGACGGGATCACGCATGGTGCAGGCGTGTGGGTGGATGACAGTCAAGTACGGGAAGAACACTGGAAGTTTATTCGATCAGACAAAGTATCTGCTGGGGCAACGCTCACTATCTGGAGGCTCGATGATGTGGACTTTCTGGGGCATGATTGTGATTGCTGTGGTGGCGATAGGACGTGGCGTGTACTGGGGCAAGACAACAAGTAAGGAGGAGCGGTGAGTTACGATGACTGGGACATCCGCACTGAGGACGATGGGCTGGACTACGAGAGGGCGTATGATGCTGCTGTCAAACGTCATGCCAAGGCGCAAGCATCCGAGGACCGGGACACCGGGGAGCAGCTTGATCCGCCAAACTTTGACAACGATGACAACGAAGAGGAGGAGGCATGACTATCCCTACCCCGTACCTCTGGCCGCTGGGGTGCCTTGCGATGATCGGGCTGGTTCATGCCGTGTTTGCCATCGAAGAGGTAGTACACAAAATCATGCAACGATTCCGATGACCCCCGCTCAACTCCGCAAGCACGTCCGCACCCTCGCGCAACACGCCGAGACGATTGCCGTTCGGTGTCGGGCGATAGAAGAAGCACTGACCAAGGGCGAGATGTTCGGAGTGCCCGTGTCAGCAAAAAAGATCGACGCGAATATCAAAGACATCGAAACACGATTCACACAAGCCGCCGCCTTAATCGGGATCAAGCCATGACTAGACTGTACCTGACTCACAACGACCGCTACCGTGTACGGCTGACAAACGGGGACACTGTATCGTGTCGATGGGATGACAGTACCCTGCGGTTTGCTGTCAAAGGGATGCGGGGGGATCGGATCATCGTCACCGATTCGATCACCGCTGTCTCGCCTTTGAGCAGCCGCACGATTGTCTGGACTCCGCTGGATGATTGCTTCCGTGATATGCACAAGGGCAAGCAACGAAAGGAACGAACAGACAGTGGCTCTGCATGGGTGCATCCCTACAAGTAAAACAAAAAGCCCCCCGACACGCGAGTGTCAGGGGGTTTCTGTTTACCACACCTCGGAGAGTCCGAGAACATCCCCGCCAAGAGATGTCTACCTACAATCTACGGCAAGGAACCAACAGCAGCAAGACTACATCCCCATTCCCTCTGCCACACCAACGGCGAGCCAGAGGAAGAGGAGGAGGAGGGGAGCCAGTGCAGGGTGGCGGTCGAGGAAGGAGGGGCGGTTCATCGGGGAGTGTCTCAGCGTGAAGTGTTTTGCCATGCCGTGAGGACCACGGCGCGGGACCGAACATCTACGACCGAAATGTCCGTAAGTTCGGGGCGATTTTGTAAGGCCACATAGGCTACCTCCCGTGCGAAGTCAAGCGAGCGGAACGCATGGCCGTCGAGGATGCCATCGGCGAGAGACTCCATGTCTTCGGCGATGTAGTGTCCGGTGTTGGCCTTGAGTTGGTACATGGTCAGTTCTCCAGAGCGGTGAGAGCGGTGAGATACTCGGCGGCTTCTGCACGGCCAGCCTTTGTGGTTTTCTTTGCCATCGTGGCACGGTAACGCAGCGTCTCAGTGACAAACTCTGCGAGGTCATACGGCAGACGGTGAACGATGTCGGCGGGGATGGTGTGCAGTTCCCAGCGAGCGGGGCGGCGGGGCATGGTCAAAACCCTCCGGTGAAAACGACATGGACGATGTGGGTGGCGTTGCCCGTGATGTCGGTGGCGTTCGCCGTGAAGGCGACACCTTCACGAACGAGAGCGGCGAGCATCTGAGCGGTAGCGGTGCGCTGCTCTTCGGTGCGAGCGGGAAGCGTGAGCGTGGACATGATGTGTTCTCCGGTGTCGGTGGTGGGGGCGACGGTGTGCCGCCCCCGTTGGTGACTACTTCTCTGCGATTCGGTTGGCAGTGTAGGCGATGATCTTGTTTGCCAAGTCAAGTCCAGTCGAGCCGATGATCGACCGCCCGAAGTGTTCTTTCATGTCCTTGGTCCTACCTTCCCGCCATCCCGTGCTGGCCGTTGTCGGCAGCACCAGCGCACCGATCAAGTCCACACCCCGCGCTCTCCACATTCCCGCATCGACCGAGCCATCGGTCAGCATCCCATCGGTGTAGACGATGACCACATCGGCGGCGATCAAAATATCTTTGAGTGCGTCGAGTGTGACAGCTATGCTCTCTGATTCCTTGTTCGCTTCCAGTGCCGAGATCATCGTGTCCGGTGCAGTCGGCGGCAGGTAAGCGTGTTCGCCTTGTCCAGTCAGCCACACTGAGCCAGTGATGTCACCGTTGCGGAGGAGGCGAGCCATTGCTGCCAACATCGTGCGACCGTGTTCGTTGAAGTCGCCGCCCATTGACCCGCTCATGTCCATGACCATGACAAGAGAGGGAGCCGTGCCCGTGTCGCCGCTGGTGGTGAAGGGGCGGTCGTTGCCGCTGGCTGCGTTGCCAATGTGCAACCGAGAGCCGTTGTTGGACTGTTGCTGATCGTTCTGATTTGAGCCAGCGATCAGCGTCTCACCGAGCCGTGCCGCCAACTTGTCAGCGGCTGGCTTGTCCACCGCGATGGGCGAGCGGTATCCGCTGACAAACGTAGTCCATGATGTCTGCTTGGTCGTCGTTGTCGGCGTCCCAACGGGGCTGATCTCTTCGCCTTGATCGTTGATGGCAACACCGTGATCCCGTTCGGCTGACGGGGCATCGGGGCGGTCCACTATCGGGCCAGACCCCTTGGCTGATCCATCCGAGTCCTCACCGATGTCATCGTGGATGTGGCCCTTGTCGGTCAAGTCTTCCGGTGCCGTCGTCGCCTCTTCGCCCCAGTGCTTCGCCCATTCAATCGCCAACTCAACAACCGCCCATGAATCGGGAGCGGCAACAACTCGGTCATAAAAACTTTCCACCGCTTCCCGCTCCGGTGCCGTGCCGCCAGTCCAGTTCTGCCCGTAGTAGTGGGCACCGCCCGACATCTTCGCATTGAGAAGAGCATGGAGTGGTGACGTAGCGAATTTCTTGGTGATCCATGAACCCCATTCAAAGCTGTCTCCCTCAACCGCTATCGCCTTCGCTTCGATGCGGCAATCTTCCATGACGTTGAACACGGCGAACGGGGCGTTGCCAGCACGACACGCCTTGGCAAGTGCGTTGACATCCCGCACCGTCACCAGTCCATGCCACCGTTCGTGCCGCAACACAGTTGCCGCAAACTTCGCCGCCCGTTTGTCGTTGCCTTTCATCGTGACGGCTTTGACTACGTCGATCTGTGTGTGAAAGCGGTCACCGAGTCGGACGAAGTGGGTGTCGGCATCGAAGCGCCAGTCGCCAGTCGGTCCACCAGCCAACACCGTGCCGTCCACCGCCATGCCCGTCATCGTGCCAAGCATTGTCAGTTGCCCAGTCTTGCGGGTCGCTGACTTCATGGCGCGCTTTGCCAGCCGTTCGCCCGTCGAGAGAAACGTGATTGTGTGTGCCATTATTTGACTCCGAGAGAGAGGCGAACGAGGGAAACGGCGGTGAAGGAAGCGGGATCAGTTTCGCCACTGTCCACACCCCATGCCGCACACCGATCCGCAACGGTGGCGGCAATGTGCTGGCACACGGCGTCGGCAGTCACGGCACCACGGCGAGACACGAACTCAGCGGCGTTCTCCAGTGCCCGAAAGCTCAGGGGATATTTCAGCGAGCCATCGGCAACGGCGGCACGGGACGTTACCACGGCGGCGGTGAAGCGGGTTGCCAAGACATCGGGATCAGTGACGGCGTAGTGGGCGGCGAATGACAACGTGGTCGCCTTCACCGAGTCCGCATCGAACGGCAAGCGGTGGTGTTCCCAGCGGTCCCAGAACGCTTGATCCGGTGACTTGGCACCAAGGTTGGTGGCGGCTGCCAAGTGCAGGTTAGCGGCGAGACATTCGATGACTTCCAGCGAGCCATCGGCCATGACACGGCGAGTGCGGAGGCGGTACACCTTCCCTCTTGGCGTCTTGACTCCGGTCAAGAAGGTCAAGAGCCAGTCCATCGGGCGCTTGCCGAGCCGAAACACTTCGTCCAGCAAGAGGAGGACCGTCTTGCCTTCCGATGCCGCCCGAACGGCTTGCGTCAGTACTCCGTCGAACACCACGAACCCGCCTTTGCCGTCCGGTGCAGCCGAGCCAAGCAACGTGCTGATTTCGTCGATGTCATCGGTGCAGCCATGCTCCATGTAGCTGTCGTAGCTGGTGCCCAACTGGCGAAAGGCAAACGTCTTGCCGATAGACGGCGGGGCGGCGAGACAGATCAGCGACGGCGTTGGAAGGCCAGCTTGGTAATAATTCGCCAAGAAATCCACGATGGGGTTCTTGGAAGCGGCAGCGGCGACCATGACTTTGCCTCTGACAATCGGATCAGACTTCATCCGAGCGAGGATGTCCATGACGGGCTGCATGGCTTCCCGAAATGGGTCTAGCTGGTCCTTCACGGCTCGCTTCAAGGCTTCTTCGTCCATCGGAGCGGCACCACCACCGATCAGCTTGCGGATGGCATCAAGAGCGGCATCGGCATCGGTGGCAACCGGAGCGGGAGCGGCAACGGGAGCGGGAGCGGGAGCGGCTGACTTGCCAGCTTTGAGCGAGTCGTTTTCGCCAATCATCGGCGGGGCACCACGGCTGGTCACGAAGTTGGCAGCATGGAGACCCGTGAATATGGCAGAGACGATGGTGCCGCGAGACTCCCAGAGAAACAGCGCGTCAACGTGGTAGTCGTCAATCATGGCGGTCACAATCCCCCAGACACCGGAGTGAATCGGGGTGTCGTGTGCCGCCTTGTACGGCACGACGGCGGCGGGGTTGCCCTTCCAGCCAGCGGTGGCGGCATCGGCTCCACTAGATGGGAGGATTCCGTAGGCTCCGAGGAAGTCAGCTTTGAGACGGCGACCGACATAGAACGTCTTGGTGTCGGTGTACTTTTCCAACGAAAGCGGCTTTGGCATGATCTTTTCCTTGGCGGGAATGTGGGGTTCTGACTGTCCTCGTCAGTCGCCGCACAACGGCGAGAGGGCAGCGGGATTGCTGCCTTTCGGACTCGTTCGCTCTGTGTCAGAGAGTGAACGGCACCGGACGCCGTAGGGGTTAGTTCCGAGTTTTCGGAAGTCCGGTGGTGCTTGGCAGTTGTCAAAGAGCCGTTGCCGTCATCGTGTCCAACGATCTCACCAAGCGGTCACACTTGGTACGGTCGGTGTTGCGGTCGGTGGCTTCGGAAGCGCCTCACGGCGTGTCGTTTCATCCACACTTTCCATCGGTGCCGTTCGGAGACGCCATCATCGGCGTGTCAGTTCAGTGGCAACCGCAACAACTGAGGATAAGTCTAAACGGTTGACAAGCACCGTCAAGGGTTCTGCGAAAGATTGTCAAAAGTATTTTTAAGTCGCTGTGTGGCAACGACTTAGATCAAAGGCTTGGCAAGATACCGAGGGGAGGCATCACAAATATGCTCTCGGGCTTTCTGGGCTTTGACAGCATTTGATTGAATTTGCGGCACATATAGAACGAGGGGCTTTGACTTGCCAAACGTGGTCAACGTGGTGGCGGGCAAACGGGCGGGAAGTGGCGGGAAGGTGGCGGGATGTTTGCGGGATGCTTGCACACCTTGGCGCTGTCGGTGTCACGTTGCCCCGTGCGTGTTCTATTGACTCGCCCCGTTGACAAGGCAACCCGCTGGCAAGTGGAGCGGCACGGGGCCGAGAGACGTGGCGGCGGGTTGACGTTTGACACGGCAAACGATGGGCGGGCGGCGTTTGACAGTGGCAAAGCGGCAAAGCCGGGCATAGATCGCGCGTTCTTTTGCCAGCCGCGAGCCACCCGCGACCCCCCCCCTACCCCCGCCGACGACGGCCCGCCTATAGCCACCACCATCACTCGGTCAGATGACGCTTGGTACAAGTCAACAAGACACTTGCCGTTGGCATGAACACGACGGGAGCGTTATACTAGGGGGCAGTCACCGAAAGCAAAAAACAGAGGGGGTATAGTTATGGCAACGACAGAAGCACGACGAGCAGAGATTGTGGAACTGGTGCTGGATCAGATGGCCGAAGGGCAGTTGTTGGCGGATACGGTACGGAAGCTGTCGAGGGCAGGAGAAAAAAGTATCACTCCCGGTATGGTCCGACAGTGGATTGTCCGGGATGAAACGCTGGGGAAGCGGTATGCCCGGATGAAGGTGATGCTGGGGCAGGCATTGGCAGAGGAAGCCATTGTGGTAGCACGGGAAAGCACGTCGAGTACGACAGCGATGGATCGGGTGTTGATTGATACGTTGAAGTGGGCGGCATCAAAGGCCAACCCACTGGAGTATGGGGAGAAGCAGACCGTAGAGCATCAGGGCACACAAACGCTACAGGTGAAGGTTGTGGAAGATGATGCGCCAGTACGGAATGAGAAGGCGCTGAAGAATGTGATGGTAGCGGCAACCTTGGCAATTGGAGCAGGAGTAGGGGGGTGACTGGAGTGACGGGGGTAGTAGGGAGGGGGGTGACTGCACAGTCACCCTAACGAGTAACAGCAACAGACTCTTGTTAGTAACAGAGAAACAGAGTAACTGAGTAACTGAGTAACTGAGTAACTGAGTAACTAAGGAACTAGTAGACTAGTTAACTAGAGAGACTATGGCATCGGTTCGTGGAAAGCATAAACATGGCGCTTCATCCGCTGGAGAGGTTGAAGTCCGCCTCCACAGACGGCATCCGGGGCAGGTGGCTATTGCCACACACCCTGCCCGATTTCGGGTGGTGATGTGTGGACGGCGGTGGGGGAAGTCGGCCTGTGGCATCCGAGAAGCCAGCGATGTGGCGATTGCAGGACAGCCTGTGGGGTGGTTTGCGCCATCCTATAAGCTGGCGCTGGAGGCGTGGCGGGAGCTGGTAGACCGCTTGGCCCCTATCACGGCCCGCATGAACGAGCAGGATAAGCGGCTGGAACTGGTGACGGGCGGGATTATTGAGGTGTGGACGCTGGATACCCCCGATCCTGCCCGAGGCCGCAAATATGCGCTAGTGGTGATCGACGAAGCCGGGATTACACGGGATTTGCTGGAAGTCTGGCAGTCCGCAATCCGCCCCACACTGGTTGACCTGAAGGGTCGGGCGCTAATCTTGGGCACCCCAAAGGGCCGGAGACATGGGTTTGTCGTGTTATTCAACCGTGGGTTAGGCGAAGACCCCGATTGGGCATCCTTCCGTGCCTCAACGCTAGAAAACCCGTACATCCCCGCCGAAGAGGTGGAAGCCGCCCGTCGAGAGTTGCCGCCCGAAGTGTTTGCTCAAGAATTTGAAGGCATCCCGACCGACGACGGCGCAAATCCATTCGGTCTTGAGGCCATCCGTGCCAGTATCGGCCCGTTGTCTGACCAGCCCGTGGTGGTCTATGGCGTCGATTTGGCCCGAAGCATGGACTTCACCGTGTTGGTGGGGTTTGACGCCTACCGCCGAGTGGCCTTTCTTGACCGCTGGCAGGCTCCGTGGGCCACGACAAAGGCTCGGATAAGGGGTAGGGTAGGGGACACGCCTGTCGTGGCTGACGCGACGGGGGTTGGCGATGCCATTGTGGCGGACCTGCAAGTCATGGGGGTGAACGTTACCCCGCACGTCTTTACCCAGTCGTCCAAGCTCCGCCTCATGCAACGCATGGTCGCCGCCTTCCAAGGCAAAGAACTCACTCTGCCTGATGACGAGTCCGCCCGATGGCTCACGTCGGAGATGGAAGCCTTTGAGTTTACCTACACGGCGACAGGCGTCCGATACGAAGCGCCATCTGGGTTCCACGATGACGGCGTGATGGCGGTGGCGTTGGCGTTGCACGGCTGGGATCGGGTGCAGGGGGCGGTACCTGAAGCCCCAGTGGGGTTGCGGCAAATTGTGGACGACCCCTATGTTTCTCCTGAAGATGGGGCAAGAGGGATATTTCAGCCCGCTGGAGACTTCCAATCGCAACTGCCCGGAACGGGCTGGTAAGCACATGGAGAGTACAGGAATGGAAGCGGTGTTGAGCAAGCTGAGTAAGAAGCTGGGGCGGAAGCCCATGCTCCGCCGCAAAGGACTGACCACCAGTGATGCCCCCAAAATGCCCGGCATGACCGTGGTGATTGGCATGGGCAAGCCGATAGGCAAGAAGGGCGCGTTTGCCAAGCGGGATGAGAAGGGCTATCCGATGGACGACGAGGGTGGAGCGGGTGGCGACGACGAGGAGATGGTGACAGAAACCAGCCCCGAAGGACTGTCGGCCAAACTCGATGCGCTGATGGAACGGCTGGACGCCATCGAAGAAAAGATGGGCATGAACGAAGAAGACGATGACGAGATGGACGACGAAGACAACTCCGACATGGAGGAGGAAGACTGATGCTTGAGAATCCAGCCATCACGTTGGCGATCAAGATGGTGTCCCCGATTGTGGTCGGGTTTGCCACCCCGTTCGCGGTCGATGCCGTGAAGCGAGGATCGGCGTTGGTCAATAAGGCCCCGACCTATGCCAAGCAGGGTCTTGCCATTGCAATCGCCTCTCTCGGCACCGCCCTCACCGCCATCCTCGGCGTGGATGTTCCCGCTGATCTGGCGGCATGGGACGGCGAAGTGGTGAAGGCGATGGTCGCAGGTTTCCTCGCCATTGCCATCAAGCAGCACAAGCAGTTGAAGAAGGCCAAGTAGTCACATGGCCTCCCCGGCGTGGCAGCGGAAGGAAGGGCAAAACCCAGACGGGGGACTTAACGCCGCCGGTCGCGCTTCGTTGCGGGCGGCTGGCAAAGATATCAAACCGCCTGTCAAAGCAGCGGAAGCGGCCAAAAGCCCAACGTCTGCCAAACGACGGATCGCGTTTTGTAAGCGGATGAAGGGGATGAAAGCCAAGCTGACCAGTGCAGCAACGGCCCGTGACCCAGATTCGCGGATCAACAAGTCACTTCGTGCGTGGGACTGCAATTAACGTCAGGAGATAACGATGTCTGTTGGAAACTTGCTCAAAAGCACGACGACCGTTGCCGCTGCACAAGACGCCGCCACCATCTCGGGCTTGCCCAGTGTGGGATCGGTCGGCATCCAGATCACGGGCACCTTCTCCGCCACGATCACGTTTGAAGGCACGGTCGATGGCGCAACCTACGTCGCCCTCAACTGTCTTCCCAGCAACAGCGGGACAGCGGCCTCGACGGCAACAGCGGTGGGTGCCTTTACGGTGTCGTCTGGCGGGTATGCGGCGATTCGGGCACGGTGTTCGGCCTACACTTCTGGCTCGCCCGTCCTGACCGTCCGCTACGTCGGATCGTGACCGAATTTCTGCTTCGTATCCTGTGGCCGCTGGTGCTGGTCTACGGCATTTATCAGGGCTGTGCAACGGTCAAGCTCTTTGCCCCGTATCGGGATACAAGTCCGGTGGAAGAAGACCCGTATACGGTCCATGTGCCTGAAGATTTGGTCGCTGTCGTGTTGCAGTACACCGATAGCTGGGCGCAGGAAGATGTGATGAAGTCCATCCGTGAAAAGTACGCCACGTTGCGGGACTGGAACGCAGTCCGCTCGGCCTTTGGTGTTGGGAGGATTGACGCATGACGGGACCGATGTTCTTTGACGACAACGACCCGATGGGGTTGTTGGCTGACGGCACCGCGACCGTCCCCTCCCTCGACGGCCCGATCCTCGAAACGGAGATGCTTCGGGCAATGGAAGGGTTGTCCAACGACCCGCTTGGCCCGAACGAGAAGGTCGCGCCCAACCCGCCGTCGAACAACACCAACACCGCCGCCGAAAACGATGCCAGCTTGCAGCGGGCGTTGTACGGGTACGACTTCCCCGGCGCAGATGGGCAAGACGACATCGACCCGTCTGCGTGGTCGTCGTGGTGCCGTGGCTTGTGGGAGGGTCGGCGGGATGCGGTGCAGATGCACCTCCACCTCGTCGAACGCAACCGCCTCTTCCGTGCAGGCCAGCAATGGATTTCGGCCAACGGCATGGGTCCGTGGCGGGAACCGGCGCGTCCGCGTGATGCGGCCCGTGTGGTGTACAACATGGTCGATAAAGCGTTGGATCAGCGGTTGCAGATTCTGATGGATCAGAAGCCCGGCTTCTCCGTCACGCCCGTCACGCAAGACCCCGAAGATCGTCGGAAGGCGCAAGCCCAACAGATGGCGCTGGAGTACCAGTATGAGCAGCAAGAGATGCAGCGTATGGCGCGAGAGGCGAGTTTCTGGGCGCAAACGGACGGCATTTCCTTCTGGCACGAGTACTGGGACCCAAATCGTGGACCGTGGGACGAGCGCATGGGCGATCTTGCTGGGCAGAAGAAGCCCATGGGCGATATTGGCTGTCAAACGCTTCGGGTGGAGCAGGTTCGTGTCTCGCCAAACGCGACCGCGACCCAACGCCCGCACTGGGTCATCATTCGTGAGGTGATTTCTCGGAGTGAGGCGGCATATCGGTATGGCGTGACGGGATTGGACGCCGCCAACACGATGCTGTCCACGAGCAATGGCCCGACGTACAGCGGCAGTGAAGGGATTGGCGCATGGGTTCTCTCGCAGACCACGATTGGCGAAGGCCAGCGGTTGCGGGATGAGGATGTGACGGAACGGTTTACGGTCTATCTCCAGCCGCACCCCGATGTGCTGCCAGAAGGCTTGCAAATGGTGGTCGTTGGCGATGAAGTCGTGTTCGGACCCTCACCCCTTCTGTGGAACACGATTCCACTGGTCCCAGTCCGCGACGGTTCCAGCGACCCCAGTTACTATCCGCGCCCGGTCATGGAGCAATGGATAGATCACCAGATGCGGATCAATGCGTTGTTGTCCAAGTGGGTCGAGAACATCCGCGTGAACGCTGGCGGACGGTTTTTGACGCGCCCGAACGCTATTGCGACCGAAACGTTCATGGGTGGCGTAACGTCCATGATCGAAATTCGTGGCGCAGGTCCGATGTCGGACAGCATCCAGCCCGTCAACGGGTTTAGTGTTGGCAACGATGTCAAAGAAGCACTGGCGTTGGAGAAGAGCGCCTTTGAAAACGCTTCGGGCTACAATGCCGTGAGTCGTGGGCAGGTGACGGGCGAATCGGGCCGTGCCATCATTGCCAGCCGTGAACAGTTGGAGCGGGTCTTTAGCCCCGGCGTCAATGCCTTGGCGATGGCCTTCACTGACTGGGGCAAAATCACGTTGGCAGGGATGTCGTGGGGCTATGATATGCCTCGCTCGCTTGGCGCAGTTGGCAAGGGTCGTCCTGACCTTGCCCGTGCCGTGTCGGCGTCGGACTTTGACGGACAGAGCGATGTGAAGGTCGAAGCCTCGTCGATGATGCCGATGCCGCTGGCGTTCCGTATGTATATGCTGGACAACTGGCTCCAGACGGGCGTGATCGACATGAAGGAATATCGCCGTCGCCAGATGTTTGCCGTGGCAGGGGACATCTCCACGCCAGACTCGGATCAAGAAGCACGGGCCAAGCGGGTGGCAGATGCCATTCGGATGCAGACGCCCGTGCCCGAGATGCGGTGGCAGGACAACGAAGCGATTCACCAAGATGTGCTGGAACGCGAGTTACTGCTCCAAGACGACGTAGAACCGTCCGTCATTGCCGCTGCACAAGAGCGGTGGGTAGCACTGGCAAACCAAGCGCAGCAGAAACAAGGAGGAGGACCGCCGCAGGAAGGTGGTCCTGCTGGTGCTGGCCCAGAACGCGGACCTGCCGCAGCCAGTGTACCAAATATCACACCGGGACAGTTACCGCTTGCCAGTGGCAATCCGCCGATTGGGGTCACCAACCTTCTTCAACAGAATTTGGCTGGCATCCCAGAGGCAGAGCAGTCCGCACAGCAAGCTGACATCTTATCCCGACAGCAATAGGATCGCAGCATGGACCTCGGTGAAGCAATTTCCAGTGCCGTCGCAAGCGCCCTCCCACCACAGCAAGACACGGCTGTGGCTGAGGATGCCGAAGAGACACTGGCTCCAGATGCAGCAGACGATGGCGGAGAAGCAGTAGAGGACGCTGGGGAATCAGAAGACCTTGGCGATCAACCCAATATGCCAGAAGGATACGTTGCCGTTCCAACGGTGACGGATGATCTGGCGACAGAGTTTGCCCTCTACGATGCAGATGGAGAGGTGGAAGTCCCGAACTTGATGGTGGAGTACAAGGCCAACGGGAAGATGCGAAGTGACCGCTTGGATCAAGTGGTGAAGCTGGCCCAGTGGGGCGTGTACAACAAAGATCGGGAAGAAAAGGTCCAGCAGGTTGAGCAAGTTGCTCAACAGGTCTATCAGGAGCGCGAACAACTCGCTGCCCTGCTGTCGGAACGAGAAGAGCAGATTGAAAAGCTGTTGATGGACGACGATTTTCTGATGGCCGTGCGTGATGCGTATGGTGAACAGAACTCGCCGGAAAGTAGGGCCGCTCGCGCAGAACAAGAGGTGAAGGACATCCGTGTCCAGACCCAAATGACGGCGATTGCGGAGAAAGGCCAAGTGTTCTACGAGAACGAAGTGATGCCAGCCCTTAACATGATTGTTGGGGCACTGCCATCCATTTCCGTAGACGAGTTGGCCGAGAAGTTCCAGATGGCTATGTACGCGCACGTTGAACGCGCTCCCAACGGAGAGGCGTATGTTCCAGCGTCACGCTACGAGGCGATCAGACAGTACATCCTCGACGATTTGGCAGTATGGGCACAAGGGCAGCATAGTCGCCGTTCCAAGCCAACCACCTCGGCTCCCCAGCGGGAGACACAGAAGGCGTTGGCAGAGCGGGACCGCGCTCGCATTGAAGCACAGAAAGCCAAGCGCGTTGTAGGACAAAAGACCCTCCCCGTTGGCAATGCAGGCAAGCCGTCTGGCAAGCCGAAAGCCTATGCGGGCAACACCGTAGATGATGCCGTGGCCAGTGCGTTGAGTACGGCGTTGTCGTCATTCCGTTAATACTTTCTAAGAGGTGACCCGTGGCTAACCCCACTCTGATTACGGATGCCGAACTAACCGGCCTCCTGAAGAACGTGTACTCGCAGTTCCGTGAGAAGGTGCAGAACCTTGTCACCCCTCTCCTCGCGCAGTTGGAGAAGGGCCGCTCTGGTGGCCCCCGCAACATGCGGTGGGGCGGCAACAACGTGTTCTTCGACGTGGTGACTGGCCGTCCGGCTGGCGCGACGTTCTCGGCCTCTGGCTACTTCCCGCCCGACACGACGGCGACTGAAGTGCAGGCCAATGTCGGTATCGTCCGTGCCTACACCACCCGTCAGGTTGACGGTCTGGCGTTCGTCGGAACGCAGTCCAAGGATGCGGCCTTCACGACCATCGCCAGCAAGACGATGGAAGAAATCAAGGACGCTTCGATGCTCCTCATGCAGCAGGCGCTGCATAACAAGGCCGATGGTGTGGTGGCGTTGATCGGTACCGTGACTAGCACGACCGTTATCATCGTTTCCTCGCCCTACGGCATTGCCAGCTCGGGTCAGGGTTCGTTGCTGTTGTCGGTGGGCGACTACATTGCCGTCCTCGACACGTCCTCGTCTGACGCGGTGCTGGGTCGTGCGGCCATCACGGCCATCACGAACAGCGGCGACAACGCTACGCTGACCATCGGCACGGCCATTTCGAGCATGGCGGCGACGGACAAGATCGTGAAGGCGACCGCGAGCGATACGTCGTTCAACGGCGCGATGAACGGTTTGATTAGCATCACCAACCGTGGCAACGGCTATGCGTCGCTGCACAACATCAGCAATGCGACGTACAGCATTTGGGATGCCACCCGCATGGTCGCGGGCACGGACACGCCTGATGCCACGCAGCCGACCGAATCGGACATCTGGGACTTGATCCAGAAGATCGCCGGTCGTTCTGGCAAGGATGCCAACGTGAAGCCCAAGGACTTCCTCCTCATGACCACCCCCGGTCTGGCGAAGAAGCTCATGGAGTCGATGGTCGCCCAGCGTCGCTTCACTGCTGGCGAGTTCGGCACCACGATCAAGGGTGGCTACAAGGCCATTGAAATCTGTGGTATCCCGTGCGTGACGGACTACTACGTCCCGGCTGGCACGATCTACCTCCTGCACATCCCGTCCCTGTCGTGGGTGGATGCCAAGGATTGGGGCTTCGTGGAGTTCGAGGGCGCGGGTCCGTGGCGTTGGTTGTCGGGCCGCGATGCGTTTGAAACGACGTATGGCTGGTACGGGAACCTCGCGTGTCTGGCGCGTAACGCGCACGGCTCGATCACGGGCTACACGGACACGGCTCGTTACAGCCACATCTAAAGTCGCGGTGGGGGGTGGTAGCACTTCGGCTGCTGCCCCCCATTGGGATCAACTTGGAGACTTCAGATGGCGTATAACTTTTTTGCTCCAAAGCCGGGGCGTCTTGGGACGCTGCCTGTCCCGCTCAACAGTGGCCGCTTGAACACGGGCACACTGGCGGCTGGCACGGACAACCACAACATTGGCGGGTTCCCTGCCAAGGCGTATGTCAATCGGGCGACCCTGTGTGCTGGGACGTACCCGACCGCCGCCACATCGTGCGTCGTCACGCTGTTTGAAATGACGGGCGCAACGGCAGTCGCCTTGACCGATGGCCTGAACATCAACACGCAGACGGCAGACACGCCGTTGCAGTTTGTGTTCCTGACCTCGACCACGGACGCCCAGCGGACGCTGACCACGGCGAGCAGCATCCGTGTGGCGATGGTGACCGTGGGTTCTGTCTCAGTGCAGCCCGACGATGTGACGGTCAACATCGAACTGCTGGTGCAAGAGTAGCATGAACAAGCCCGTGATTCTGGTGAATCCTGCGGGCATCCCCGAGCCGTCGCCTGAGATTCAGCGGCGGCTTCGGGAGGTGCATAGCGGACTGAAGTTGCGGCTGATGGACACAGGAGTGCCTACATGGTCTGTGTGCATGGAGTGGCAACCCGATGACCGCCGATGGGAGTGGGTGCAGCGCGAGAGCTACGACGCACGAATGGCCTATGACATCATTGGCTATCTGCCGCTGGGATGTAGCCCCGACGAAGCCCCGTCATATTTAAGCAAGATGATTCGCACCTTCCCGCGAGAAGACATCCAGCGGTTGACCGACTCCGTGGAGAACTACAACACGGGGATGATGTCTGCGGCGATGGACAGCGCCATTGGAGAAGTGCTGGATAGTGCCGATCCGTCTACCA